CAAATACACCTGTATTAGATTATGGGAATAACCAATGCCCTGCTTTATTGTTAGAGCCTCAAACTGTTCAGTTGGTTAGATACACCAACAATTTTAGCCAATGGACAAGCGACAACATTACTGTTACATCAAACTCTTTGGTTTCTCCTGATGGGACGACTAACGCAGACAGATTAGTCGCTACATCAGATAACGCTACACTAACAGGAGAGGGTTGTTCTACAGAGATTGGAAAAAACTACTTAGTAACATTTTGGATAAAAAGCAATACAAGCTCGTCTCAAAACGCTTCTATTTATGTAAACGGTAACACATCTGATACAGAAACCTTTACCGCAACTACTTCTTGGCAAAGACTATCAAGAAGATTTACATCTACAAACACAAAAGAAGTCGGCTTGTTATTAGGTAATGGTGTTGATGTAAGTGTATTTGAGTTTAACTTAATTCAAACAGAACACGAGGTAAGCACTATAAAGAACGATGGCACATCAGCTACTGTTACAAGGGAAAAAGACTCTATAAACGATTTACCTTTGTCTTCTATTGATGGTGACTTATCCTCTTTTTCTTTAAACTACAAGTTCAGAGATTTAGGGCAAGGTTTTAACAGAGATAAAGAATTTACCATTCCTGGTTCTTTTGGATATACACCACCATTTACTATTAAGAAATCAAGGTTCAGTAACAAACACTACCCTGCTGATTTTAATATAAGAACACACGCAAATATTGTCTCTACACAGACATTGTATGTGGATAAGAATGCTACAGGTGCTAACAACGGAACATCTTGGACTGATGCATATACAGTTATTTCTGATGCTATTCAAGCTGTAAATCAGAACACAACCATATATATTAAAGGCGGTTACTATGGTTATGCTAATTCTTCAAAGGCTACTCAAATTCCTGCTTATGATGTTGAGTTCATAGCCGTTGACGGACAAGTTTACAATACTGCCGACCAATGGGAAGATGCAGGAAGTTGGTCTGCTTCAGGTGATGCTTATGTAGCCACATTCCCCAATGATACACACGCTGTGGTTGACCACAATAACTTAGATGCTAATGGCGTTCCTTATGTTCTTGAACCTCAATCGTCAATATCTGATGTTCAAAACAATGGTGGATTCTTTTGGGATGGATCTGACTTATACATAAGAACTTCAGACGACAGAATTCCTGATAGCGACCTAAAGATATACAGAAGCCAATTGACAGGTGGTCAGTTCGGAGGTATATATATGAGAGGTGGTGGCTACACAGTTTATTGTGAAGGAATTACTTGTACAGGATGGAGTGGTGGATTTAGAACTCGTGACCAATCAGGATCGTACTTAGGAATGAATTTGTACCTTAACAATTGCGGTGCAGACAAAGTGATTCTTCCTTATGGTGACGAGATTATGATTTTTAACTCTGAATTTAACAAGATAAAACCAACTGAAGATTGTATTAACTATGATGGAAATGCATCATTGTCACCTCAGAGTGTGGTTGAGTATAATGTTACGGTAAACACAGCAAACCCTTCTTGGTCTTCAGGTGATTCTTCTGCTCAATGTAGCACTGGTCACCAAGGCGTAAACATCATTAGAATTGACTCTACATACAGTAATGCTTATGGACAAAACATAGCTGATGTTACAGGAGCAAGTACACTTATTATAGATTGTCAATCTATAAACTCCCAACTACCATCTCAAGCAGGTTACTTTATAGGCACAGGTTCGGGCGGTAATATGTGGCTTTACAATTGTGTTTCAAGCAACGATATAGCTTCGGTTCAAGTAGGGGATTCTAACTCTGCTGTCTACTACTATAACTTTACTTATGACGGGACACTTGAAAACGCAGGTGGTGGTACACTGACTGAGATATTTGACGATGGATTAAGCGATGACACATCTGTTGATACTGTGTTTGAAGCTGACTCAGCAATAAGAATAGAAACGGCAATCGGAGGCGGATACAAGGTTTACTATATAGGTGAGTCTGAATACATAACAGAATCAGGAGCGCACAACATAGTAATAGTTAACGATAACGGAAATGTATCTCAATACAACGATGGAAGCCTTGTAGGAACATCTACACATACATTTGATTACTCTGTTTTGAAAATAGGCACAGGAACAGGTGGTAATGCACCTGTAGCTGTAGAAAGAATTCTACTTGACCCAACAGCTATTTCAAACGGAGATGATTTATCAAGTATTTAAGTTATTAAACATTTATGAAGAGATTAAAGTCTAACGAGGTTAATGTATTGTCTTTCGTAAAGATAGGTACATTTGAAGTCAACGCATTTGATGTGAAACTTGAGAAGGTAGTGGGTAACAACAGCTTAACGCTAACTAATCTTACTGATATAAACAACCTTGACGAGTGTAAAGACTTTATACGCATCACTGTAGACCTTGTTAGTAATCCTCTTGATGGTGGTGAATACATACTCACACTAACGAACAATAACATAGATTACAACTTTCTTACTCATATAGAAGACTACACAACTACTCAAGATGGTAGTGGTATATATGGTGATAGCGTTAAGTTCACAGACTTGTAAATTATAGTATATGGGATTGATAAATAATATAACAGAATTCTTCGCACCGAAGACTTATGTACAAGCTACAGGAAGCACAGTTTCTTCTAATGAGTTAGAGAACACTATTCGTGATCTTAATATGCGCTACAAGCTAGGTCAAACTACTGAGGGTAGCTACATCAAGTTTGGTGTAAACGATGACTTTCCTGTTATACTAGACAAGATGCTACGACAGTCTCCGGTACATAGTGGTATACTCACTAAGAAGGCTAAGATGATTGTAGGCAACGAGGTAAGCTACCAGGATGACTTCTTATCTACCAACAAGTCTAAGGCAGAATTAAAAGCGTTTATGAACCATTGTGGCGGCTCTAATGTGAGTATGTACGATGTGCTATCACACGCTGCTTTCCACTACGAGCATAAGGGTGCTTGTGCTTTATATGTACGTTGGAACAAGGAGAGAACTAAGATTGTAGAGCTGAAGTCTATAGACCCTAAAGGTGTTCGTGCATCAGAACCTAACAAGCAGGGCAAGGTAACACACTACATTGTGCGTAGATACTTTGGCTACAACGCTGCAAGTGTTCAGCACAACGAACCTAGAAAAATAAAGAGCTTTGATAAGTTTGATAAGAAAGCTACAGAGGCTCTTCTATATATCGCTAATCCGTATTCAGGGAATCCTTACTATGGAGTCCCCAACTATATTTCTGCTTATCATTACATTGCAGGTGATTTTGCATTTGGTCAACACATTAAGAACTCTGCTGAGAACGGCTTTACGCCAAAGGTATTAGCTACTTTCATCGGTAGAAATATGTCTGCGGAGCAAAAGCGTGACGAGTACGATAAGTTTAAAGAATCATTTACTGGTCCACAAGCAGACAACTTCATTGTATCGTGGGTAAAGAAAGAAGAAGATGCTCCTAAGTTTACACCTATGGACGTATCTAACCTGGATAAGACGATAGATGTATTGTCTAGACTAAACGATGCTAAGATACTTACTGCTCATAATATTACCAGCCCTACATTGTTCGGTGTTATGGTAGCAGGTAAGCTAGGAGGTACAGGTAACGAGTTGGTTACTGCATACCAAATCTTCCGAGCTACAGAAACACTACCTAATAGAAAGACCATCCTTGATGGCTTAAACACCATACTAAGTACAGTTGGTTACGATAAGATGAACGTAGGTATTGTAGAAGAAGAGATTAGCCTAGAGTCATTAAAAGGTGCTAACACAGAAGATATAAGCAATGGTTGATATTATATTCATAGACGATAACTACCTCTACAAGAACTTTCCACTACCTAAGCGTTTAGATAGAGGCGCATTACTAGCCTTGATACAGTTAGAGCAGTACACATCTATACAAGACTTGTTAGGGTCTTGTCTATATGAAGACCTTGAGACTAAGGTATTAGCTAAAACATTAGATGCTGATGAGCAGGAATTGTTTAAGTTGGTAAAATACTGCTTGGCTATGTATTCTGCTAGAGCTGCCATTTCAGTATTGCGTAGTGAGACTGCTCGTACTAAGAATGAAGAGGGTAGATCAGACCAAAGGTCTTTAGATGCTATATCAGCAACCGTAGAATCTAAGATTACCTATATAAATAAAAGAATTGTAAACTATATTTTAGGAAAAACAGCTATTAAGGCTATTGCAACTGCTGAAGGTTGTGACAACGATTTGTTTGAGGCTGAAGATGTGTATCAAGATGCATCAGTATTTTACCCTAAATCAAGCACCTCGGATAGCGAGTGCTAATAATATAAACTATGGACACCACAGACCTTAAAGTTTTATCATTCAACGCAGCGACAATGGCATTATCCTTTTCTGAAATAGAGGCAATATTAAAGATACTTCTTTTAGTAGCATCTATAGGATATACCGCACAGAAATGGTACTTTATGAATAAAAGAAGAAAGGAAGGCTAATGCCTTCCCTTGTTTTTACAATTTGTACCTAAGCAGGTACATTCTATTGGTGCAATATCGCACCACTTTATTTCACTTTTGTCCGTTTTTATATTCTTGTTTCGATATGTATTTGAGGACGTATTTGTTTTTCTTTTTGCCATTTATCATATTACCACAATAAGGTCCACTTATACCGTAGTATTTAGCTGCGTGATTTCTTGATTCAAAATAAAGATTATCCACTTTGGAATATACAGGTTTCATACTTGCTTTGCCGTCAGCATTTGGATTGTTTTTACCCTTAATTCCATTTGATATACTTTGCTTATGTTCTTCAGTGAGTTTCATTCCTTTAAAATGCCCACCGCCTGATGCTTTGTTTATCAAATTATAAGAACTGCAATCTTGTTGAGCGTTAACGTATTCAAGAATAGTTTCCTCATAAAATCTATAATGCTCACCCACATATAGTATTTCTCTAAAGAAACTTTCCTTTCTTTTATTATATGCCTTCAAAAAATAAGTGCCACTACCTATATATCCATCATTAACATCTCCTTTATGACTACCTATATAGTACATATCATTTGATGTATCATACCACTTATATACAAATCCTGTACTCATTATTTAATTTTAGTTCTTTTATCAACTGAACGAACAGCAAAATATCCGCCAATAACAGTAACAGAAACCATTTCCCATAACCCTATCCATCTCTCGTTAATACTACTTATACCAAATCCTTCAAAGAAAGTCATTAGTACTAAGAAGATCATAACGGTAGCTAGTGTTAATGGTCTTACATTCTTAGATAACCAGGAATCCGTAAGAGAATCTGCCTCCCAGCGTTTAGTTATCTCCGCTTCTATACTTTGACGTATAGCTTCTTTTTCTTCAGGTGTAGATACAAACCTATCTACCACATTGGCAACTGCTTCCACAGTCTCCTTCGCAGTCCCCGATAGTATTTTCTTTAGTGGGTTCATAGGCATTATCCACTACAGCTTTCACATTCCGGATTATCAATGGAACATTGAGCGTTATCGTTTTTCTCATCATTGGTCATTTCATCTACGAAGTCAGCGAAGCTATCGCTTACATCAAAATCATTTTTCATAAGGTTTATTTATTTATTAAAAAATCGTACTCTTCTTGTACATCAAAGCTCGGACAAGCCTTCTTTGCAAATTCATTATGTCCGTGCAATTTAGCTAATGGATACATTTCCAATAGTGCGGCTAGTAGGTTGGTTAGTGCGAAGTCTTGCTTAGGAGTTCTTGTGTCTTTAGCTTTCATATTCTTATCACACCCTCCTGCATAAACAACACCTATACTTCCTACATTATGCCCTTTAGTATGTGCGCCTACCATTTGTACGCTACGACCTTCCTCTATCGTTCCGTCTAGCTTAACGATGTAGTGGTAGCCGTTGTTACTCCATCCTCTGTTTTTGTGCCAACGTGTGATGTCTTTAGCATCTACATCTCTACCTTCAGGAGTAGCGGTGCAATGTAAGATAATTTTTGTTATTTGCCTAACAGACTTGATAAGTTTCATTACTTCACTCGTTTAATTTCAGAAGTCCAGGAGGTATAACATACTGCAATGCGTTGAGTATTATCCGGATATTCATCTATCATTGTTGGATCACTCATACATCTTTCGGTAAATTCAGGTCTTGTCTCCTTTAGGTTGGGAACTGGTATCGGCATTATTGTTAGCATTAGAATTAGAAAAAATAGGCTCATCCCAATAAAGGAAGAGCCAATCACTATTAGAATTTACATTTTTTTCTTTACTCATTCACTAACTTCCTGTAAGATAGTTCTGCTATAAAAGCCGTATAAATGGCGTATAATGGACTAACTCCTAAGTAAGCATACAAGAGTAGGCTACACCAAAAAGAAAGGCACAGAACGCACGTAAATGGCTTAAACGTCAATATATTTTCCATTAACCAACCGTAAGGTTCAAAGATAAATAGAAATGCAAACATTAATCCTACTGAGGATACCAATATCCAATCGTTATAAATCTCTATCATAAGTATGTAGTTGTTCTTGTTACCGTATCAAGTACGTGGTAGTTTTCTCCCCAATCGTCATTTTCTTTACACTCTTCTACATATTCTTTAGCCTCTTCTAAAGTGTCGTAGTGGCCTTCAACATCATTCATACCACCAATTGGGTAGAAGTTTCTAAATCTAAATAGAATATATCTTTTCATAATCGTTCACTTATATTATCATCTTTAACATACTTCACTAAACGTGTTAGCCTTTCACCATTTTCTATACACACTACCTTGCCTTTTATACGATGTCCGTATTTATCCTTCCATTTCAATCCGACAATTTTATTAGTCATCGTAGAATAAATCATCGTTATAATTAGGTTAGCCGCAGAACCTCCTTCTTTATAGTAGTGCAGGAATTTTTCACAAACTCGCATTACAGCCTCATCAATTAAGGCTTGTTTAAGCTCCTTATCACCATTGGTAATAAATGCAGAACCGGATATCTCTATTGCTCTTTGGTAGATAAACGCACCTAGTGGTTCAGTAATCCTACCTTGATTTAAAGACAACACAGCTTCCTCTTCTATATGCTCTTTATTATACCGAGTATTTCTCTTCAACCTTATCGAGTATTGACACTATTATATGTATGTAGTCACCCAATTCTGAAGGTGTGATGTTGAGTTCAAATCCCAACCGAACCAAAGTGACGGGTATATTGTGCCGTACCAGTTTATCGACTGCTTGGTGTATATCGAGGATGAAATTTGCCTCATCGTCAGTAATTTGTTCGTATTGGTCATTAAGGTTCATTTCAGTAGCTTGATCTTAGGTTGTCTGCTTTAACTGGGTCTATTTCAGCAATACGCTCTATAAGTTCTTTTTCTTTCCTGTAGGCTTCTTGTATCTCTTCTACCGTAGAATCTATACCTATATTGGTAAATAGAACCGACATCTCCTCAAGAAGAATATCTACTTTAGACCTAATTAATTTACAAGTGTGGTAATTTCTATTGCTCTCCATTATTTATTCCGTAGCATTTAACTTTAACCAAGAACGTATCTTTCGGAAGTTCTTTGTCAATTTTAATATCAAGCCTTTTGTAGTACTTGTTACCATCGTCTTTAACCATACCCTTATCAACGAGAGTATCAGAAAGAAATTTCGAAACAAGAATAACATTATCAACATCGTGCCGAGAATTGTACCTAATACTGATCTCGTAAGAATCAAAAGAAAAGTGATCGTACCTCTCCAACTCTTCTTTACAACATTTGCTATATTCATCTTTGTGTTTTTTTCTTATTGCCCAATGCTTCCCTGCGTAGTATGCATTTAGGGAAGGTGGTTTAGGCAGGTTTAATTCTATTTCAATCGTATCGTTTAGCATCTTTTATATGTAAGTATCCCACCTCCTTATCGACAAACTGACGATTAGAAAAGTGGGATGTTTTAGGCATACCTCTTGTCTCCCAGGATATAGGTTCTCCGTGATGTAGGTTAAAACCATATACACCTTGTGGTGTTTGACAAATGTATACAGGTTGGGTGTTATGCACTTCTGCTCTTAGTAGTAGGGCCTCATACTTAGGCTTTTCTATTACCAATTCATCGTAGTGCTTATTACGACACTTCAGTTCTATGTCGTAGTCAAACCATTCGCTGTAGCAGTCGTATTGAGAATTGCTAAATTCAGACCATTCTAAGTCCGGATAGTAATTATCTTTTAGGTAGTTAAATAGATCACTCTCGTTCTTCTTCCAGCTCATATTGGCGGTGTATGGCAATCTTTAGCAGAATAAGGTATCCTATTAAATCTTGGACGGTATCTTCAGTAGCATCGGTTATCCCTTTTGATTTGATACGCATTAGCTTATCATCTATACGAGCGCATAGACTATCTACTGCATTTCCTTTAGAGAAGATGCCTACAGGGTTAAGGGCTGAGTCCCCATAGGCAGCGTTCTTCTCCAAAAGCAGGTCTGTTACCTCCTGCGATGTTTTTATGATTAAGTCTTTAGTATTTTGCATATGTCTCTAATATAGTGAATTACTGCGACAATTCCACTTCAAATTTATAAACCTTTTGCACACCCTTTGTTTCTATAACCATCCTTCCGTTGGAAGGGTTTAGGAAGATATAGTTCTCGGAATTTCCGGTATAGTCCGTTATGTCCACTTTAAATTCTTTTCCGTTAATAGACATCTTGTTCCAATCTACTACTTCCACCTCCTTTGCGGAGGGGATATTAAACTTCAGGTAGGCACGAATCATCTCGCACCAACTCTTTCTATAGGCTTCTGACCAACTCTTCATATCTTAAAATTCTAATTCTTCTTGTTTCGGTTTAGGTAATTCTAACGGTTCAGGTTCGTAGTTAGGGTCTTTATAAGCATAGACCTTATTGTCTAATTCATCCAACTCGTAGTACCTATTCTTTATCTTATCATAATACATAGTCACTACCCCTAGCTTACCTACAATCTTAGGTTTAGCTTTCACTATAGTAATCTCTACTTGATTAGGTTCGTAAGGTACGCCATTTGCATCCTCCAATCCAAACGGACAACGCCATATATTTATAACCATCATACCCTTTCTAGACCATTGCATACCTCCTGCTATATCATTCATAGTAGGTTTGTCTATATATGCTATACCATTCTTATACTTAGGTTGTTGGTGTTTAGTATGTACGGTAAGTAGTGTATGGTAGTTGTTATCTGCACTATGTTTACGGATACGAGTAAGCACCTGGCCTATAGCTATATCGTCTCGTACACCTTGAGATACATCGGTCTTTATTTCAGTAAAGGGATCAATTAAACAACCTTGCACTTTTATCCCAAAATCCTCTTCGATGTTCGTTACACAGCTATAGAAACCTTCTACGGTTAGGTCTTGAAGACCGCTATCTATGATATAGAAATGCTCGTTTATAAAGTCTATAGCTTTGTTAGATTGCTCTTGAGTAGCCATTAACTTATCGTTGATTAAGAAAGGTTTACGAAGGTATACCCAAAGCAGTTCGGCAAACACTTCTGTGGGTGAGCCAGTCTCCGGAGAGTATACTGCCCACTTCCATCCGCTATACTCGGAGAGGTTCATCATCACCTCAAAAGCGAATTGGGATTTACCTTGATGCGCTCCTGCGTATATATAGGTGGTGCTTCCTAGCTTCATTGAATACTTGTCAAATAGCGAACCGAATCCAGTCCAAGCACCTTTGCTTACTCCGTTCTCACGAAGTTCTGTTAGAGAATCTTTTAACTCCTCAGCCCTATAGATAAAATTCCTCGTTGTCATATTTTAGTATTTAAATCCATAAATGCATCAAACATATCGTTATCAGTATAACCAAACCATTTTTCAGCATTTTCCGGAGTGTTGTTCTTTTTCATCCACTTATTGAAATCGATAGCTATTAATCTTATTTCATTCTTTGAGTAGGTTTTTTTACTGTTATATGGATGTCTGTAAACAGCATCTTTAACCTGTCTTAATTCATTCAAACTTCTCTTTTTCATATTTCAGTATTTAAATTGTTCTGCCCATATCGGAGTTTTATCTCCAATGTAAGCGTTAAAGGTATTGTATTCTAAGTATTCGATAGCCTCTTCTTCGCCCATTTCTTTGCTTAGGATATCTATACATATATTCCGGGAATAAACTACTTTCCAAAGATTAGGCTCGAAGCCTATGATAGCCTCATCAAAACCATCTGCAAATACAATATCATCTGTATCTGAATATAAATCAATTATCGTTTGCTTCATCTTCTTTATAATAAAATGATCTACTAATTTCTTCTCTTTTATACACTTCTTCAATCTTTACATCGGTAATACTATTTGCAGTTAATCCTTGGTGT